CTACGAACCTTTGCCAAATCTTGTTTAAACTCTCTAGTAAGTTCATTGTCTTGTTTCTCTATCTTTTGTTTAATGGATTCAATTTCACTCCAGCGTTTAGCACCGTGCTTCTTAATGAAATCAGCTTTGACTTTAGCTTCCTCGATACGGATGGTTTCTTGGCGTTGCCATTCCATCATTGCTCTCTTGAAATACTGCTCTTTAAATACCTGAGCTTCCCGTATCTGTCTCTTACGCTCTAGGTCCTTTTGCTGTGCTACTGCTGCAGCGTCCTTCTGTACATCGACAATACTCTTAGTAATGGACTTACTAGCCTCACGACTAGCGTCCATGCTACTGGTTACAGACTTTGCTCCTTCGATAAACCCAAATTGGTCGGACATGGAATCATATTCTTATTATTGTAGTTCTTTTTCAAGACGAATCAATTCTTCTTTTTCAGCATCTGTTAAACCTGTTTGTGCTGGAGATGTTGTTTCTGTGGTTGGCTGAATTAAATCTTCTGCAGTAATCTTGGCTTTTTCAAATGCTTGGAATGCTTTAGCAGCTAAGTTTCTTGTTATTGGTAAACCTTTTTCTTGTTGCTTTAGCATCGCCACAGCCGCATTCGTTGCTTCTGGATTGGTAATCGCTTTGGCAATAAATCGAGGACCTAAGAATACTGCACCCGCTGTCGCAACAGTTGCAAAGGGACTATTTGCGGCTGCTTTTTGAGCATCTGCATCAAATATTAATGCTCCTGCTCCGAGTACACCAGTAACCGCTTGAGCTTGTTGCGCTGCAAAGAACAAAGGCGCTGTTTGATCAGGACGAACTGCAGATAATTCTGCTGCTTTTAGCAGTTTCATTACATTAGTTTGCTGGTCTTTAGTTAATATTGTATTAAACGTACGACGAATGGCTTCATCGGACTCAATCTTTTGACCCAATGTAGCTAAAGTTCCTTCACTTTTAAGTAGATTCTCAACGTAGCCACGACGTACACTATTTAATGTATCTGTAACATTTAGTTTAGGATCAAGTTGTTTAGCACGACCAAGAGCTTTCTTTGTTTCTTCAAAAGCCGTCACATTGCCGCTTTGATAAATAGTCTTTCCAACAAACTCAGGATCTTTATTTAATAACTTAGCAGTTGTATCTGTGTATAAATCGGTAATACTTTCTCTATATAACTTTGAGTAAAATTTATACTGATCCGCTAGTTTTGTAGTTGTCTCTTCTGGTATTCTTCCATTGAAAGACAATGCTGATCCTTCAATTTTAGAACCTGCAGCATCCATCTGTTTTTCAATTGTGCTAATAAATGAACTTAATTGAGCATCTAATTTAGTATCAGGAGAAGTAGATGATTTTAAATCTCTTTGACGTGCTTTAAAATTAGATAGAATCTCATGAGCTGTTCCAAAATCTAACTTTTCTGGTGCGTTGGTAATTTGCTCAAGTAGTGTTTTTTCTCCAGAAGAGATAGTTAATCCACCAGCTTTTTCAGCTTGATTTAAAATCTGTGACGCTCTAATCTGTAGTGGAACTAAATCAACAGTAACGCCTGTACGCTCTGATAATGTCGTATAGAATGGTTTAACAGTATCTTTTAATGCCTTATCACCAGCACTGATAGCTTCGCCAAAAGCCCGTCCTGTAGCAACGCTATCATATACACCAGTTGTAATATCATCAAGAATTTTGCCTTTAGCAGATTGAATAGCCTTTTCTGTAGCTAAATCAGCTTTAGCCATAATCGGCTTTGCTGTGAACGAACCACGAGCAAGGCTTTCCATAACTCCTTCAAGTTGACTTCCTGTAGCTTGATACGGAGTTAAACCAAAACCGCCTTCTTGTTTGAGTAGTCTATCGGCTTGAAAGATTGCATTATCAATCTGAGCTGTCTCTGAACCTAGTTTACTTTTGATAAAATCTTTGGTTACTCGATAGGCTTTACCGCCAGCAGAGAAAATAAGATTACCAGCAGCATCGTAAGTAGCTTGTTCGATACCGGATTGAGCAACACCAAATAAAGATGGACGACCAGTAATAGCTTGTTGAACTGCTTCTCCGGTAGCTCCTCCAGCGCCAGCACCAATCATACTGCGAACTGCAGCAGAGCCAGCCGCAGCTCCAACTCTAGCGCCTGTCGGAGATCTCGTCCCTAATGCGCCAACAGTACCGCCAATCATTCCTCCTAATTCAGGAAGTGTCTCAACAAAACTACGACCAAGTTGTTGTGTTAGTGTTGGTTGAGGCTGATTTGGATTAATTAAAACACTTTGGTAAGAACTATCACCACCTACTTCTTTTTCCAAACGAGCTAATTCTTCTTGTTCTGCAGCAGTCAAAGCCATTATTTATCCTTACTGAGGTTGTGGTCCAGCTTTTTGTCTTAATTGCTGTAAACGCTTACGCTTTTCAAAAGTATCATTAACATCTTTTTGCGCTTGTTTACGGAACTCATTAATATTTATCTTAGCCATATCGCCAGTATATCCTTGAGCCAAGTCAAATGTTCTTTGATCAATTAACGCATTACGCTCAATACGCTCAACAACATTCTGCAATGTTTCTTTGGTTAAACCACGAGAACCTACAGCCTCTTTCAAGAACTTAACGTCCTTGTCAGATAAAGCTCCTTTTAGATTCTTAGCTTGACCGACAGTCAATGCTGCGAATAATTGGTCTAATTGTTCAGATTCAGTCGTTCCAGTAACATTAACACCTAAAGCATTGGCAAACTGAGAAGCCGTTAACTTAACTCCAGCACCAGTTCCAGTAAATGCCTTACCTAAAACATTATTAAAATCACGAGTAATCTGAATTGTATCAGCAGCGGTAATAGCAGCATCTTCTAAGTCAAGGAATTTACCAGTACGCTTCTCACGAAGAATCTTATCGCTTGCTTCACCGGGAAGGACAATCTTAGTTCCTTTTCCTTCGCCTTCAGCTTTAATAACAGCATTAACTTCTTTAACTCTAGGATCATTTTCACCAAAATCGGCAATTAATTGATCACGATAGGCTTGTAACTGACCAATTGTAGGTAATTTTTCACGCCCTTTAGCCTCTGTTTCTGCAATTATTTTCCTTTGTTGCAACATAGATGTTGTCATATCATTAGAACGCTTAATTGCTGCTTGAGCAACATCTGGTGCAAACGGAGCTACTTCTCTAGCAAATGCCATAACTTCACCGGGATTTGCCATGTTGAATTGTGAGGCTATCTCACGAACCTTAGTAGCACGATTAAGCTGCTCATCTCCACCAAGAAGCTGAGTAGCAGCACGACCAAGCCCAGCACTGCCTTGATAGATTGACAGATTAGCCCGTTGTAGCGGATCTAACTGAGCAAACCTAAATGCGTTAGCAAAATCAGTAGCAGCTCGTTGCTGTTGCAACGCAGCAGGATCTATTCCAAATAAGTTGTTTACGATGTCAGCCATCTTAATCTCTCCAAGTTAAACTACCTTCGCTGCCACCAGCGCCACCAAAACCGCCTCCGCCTCTACTACCAAATAAATTACTAAAACTACCAAATCCGCCTCCGCCACTCATTGAACTACCTAAACCGCTTAATGCAGTTCCTAATGGGCTGTAACCTTGATATTGTGAGTAAGCTCGTGCCGCAGCTTCTTGTGGTTGTAAATACAACTGACCTGATCTTGCACCAGCACCTGCCTGTGCATTAGCTAAATCGATGCTCATTTGATATGGATTTTGTCCTAGCGATTCAATACTCTTAGCCAAGTTAAGTTGTGTCTCGATTGGTAAGAATGAACTACTAAACAATGATGGAATACCAGAAGCAAGTTTACCACCAGCACCATACAGTTCGCCACCAAAACGAATACGTTCCATAGCGGCTTGGTCTGCTTCTGCAGCCAGTGCTTTGTCTTGTTGGAATATAGAATTGTAATATGCTTGCAATGCAGGATTTGCTGGCGCTCCGCCTGTGCCTGTCTGGACACCTAAACCGCCACGACCAGTAGCAAAGTTACGAGCCTGTAACCGACCAAACTCAGCAGCACGACTAGGTTGTAGTAAACTTTGCCTATCTGATATATATTTAGCTGCAACCTCTTGTGGATTTGCACCTAAATAGCTACCACCTAAATTAAATAATGAGGCTGCTCCGCCGTAAATAGGTTCTGTTAGATTCTGCAGACGAGTAGGATCGTATCCTTGTCCAGCTTCGTATGTAGTTTGTGTTGTTAATGGAACTTCAATTCGCTCACCAGTAGGGCTATAAGCATAAGTAAATCCATCTCTAGGTTGAACTGCTAATCTAGGTCCACCAGTAGTGTCGGTTAAACTATATCCTTCTGGAACTTGTGGAACTTGGCTTGTAATCGCACGAGGCGCTCCAGTAGCTCCAGTAATAAAACGATTACGAAGAGCTTGCAGTTCTGGACTTAGCGTATAGCCAGCTTCTTCGACTTGTCCTAGTTCGTTTACTCTGAAATTAGAGCTACCAAATCCAGTTCGTAGTCCGATAGGACGAAACTGAGCCATGTTAGAAGCTCGTAAGCCAGCAGCTCGTAACGCTTCTGCTTGCCCTTTAGCAGCATCTGCGCCTTTGCTTCCAGAAATTAATCCGCCACCAATCGATAAGATTGGACCTGCGATTGCACTAACGACGCTACCCATTATTTGCTCCTACTGTAGATGTCATACATTTGTTTATCATTACCTAAAAAGGGTTGTTCATATTTAAAACCAATTACTTTGCCAAATTTACTCAGTTTCTTATCTCGTTGATTTACCATTGCAACTAAAGGACTGTTTATTAAATACTGCAATATATTTAAATCTTCTAAATACTTTGTCTTTACTTCTGGTGTCCACTTATGTACATCTGTATGAAACCACAACATTCCTTCAAAGAACTCTAAGTACATTGTGTAGTCGTCTCTAAGGACTACAGGTACTTTCATATCTACGTTTTCATGATGAACGCTAGTGCGTAGTATGGAGGCAAGTTCTGATTCGTGCCGCTAGAGCCTTCTGTGCTTACAGTCATACTGTGTGTATGTGACGCATCAAAAGTTACACCACCACCGTCACCACCATCATTGGCTACTGGAGTAAGTCCAACCGTATTTCCTGTTGTTTTTGTAAATACACCAGATGCTGTACCGCCGCCAGATGCAAACGATTCAGAAATACCAACAATAGCTCCTGTTAATGAAGTAGAAGCAGCAGTTACTGTATGTGTATGGCTTACAACAATAGCGTCTTTAGTACCACCAGATGTTGTATTACTTCCAGTTACCGTTGTATAGGCAACACCAGCAGTATCGCTGTGAGCGCCGATAACAAAACGATTACGAAGATCAGGAGTGCTGTTAGAACCATTACAGAGAACCCATCCTGTAGGAATCGTAGCGATTGTTCCAGACCACATCATAATCATGCCAGTACTAAACGCTGCTGATAGAGCTGTCTGTACAAAAGCTGTAGTTGCTAATTGTGTTGTATTTGTAGCAGCAGACGCAGTAGGAGCTGTAGGAGTTCCTGTTAAAGCAGGACTATTAGTGTCTGCCTTAGATGAAATAGCTGAAGCAATAGCAGTCAGCTCAGTATCAATCTCTGCACCTTTAACAATCTTACCTGAGTTACCAGTAGGTAGACCGTCTTTAGCTGTGAAGTTAGTTGCTTTTGTATAATTTGCCATGTTATGTCCTTAGACTAAAGTCTTTCCTTGCTTAATTGCTACGTCTATTTTCTGAATTGAAACTGGGTTTCCGTTAATATCTGCTTCTAAGCCTAACTGCATTACAGTTCCTTGACCACCAGCATTAATGTTAAAACGATCTAAAACAATACCTGATGTGTACTCAGCAATGTTGTATTCTGTTGAGCCGGGGATGGTATCTACAGTAGAGTTATTATATTCGTATATCGTAGCAGCATCTAAGTTATATGTTGTAGCCTGATAACTTTCGGTATAATCAAATCCCCACTTAATGGCTACTGGTTGATTTGTACCACCAATTAATATCCAACCAATCTTCTTTAATAGTTTAAGATTTGTAGAAGCATCAAAGTCAAAGTAGTTAGTATAATATGCAAGACGATAACTAGACGTATTATCAGCATAGCCAAAGTATTTACCAATATAGCCCGGTTTGCCAATATATAAATCTCTTGCTTGAGTAACAAAGAATGCTTTAGGTTCCATGCTATCCCAAATTGTAACTCTCATAGAACCATCTTGCAACGCAGCACGAGTATCAAAACAGTATACAAACTTAGTTGTAGGAAGCGTTAATAAATAGATAGCATCTCTTTCATAGTAGACGCTTTTAATCTTAGTTAAGTCTGTCTCAGATGCTACGGAAGTCATCAGTTCATCACGAACATTCTTAGAGATGTCACGCATTGGCATGGACTTCTCTTGAATTACTCGCTGTAAGCTACGCACTCCTGAGTCAGATAAGAACAACACATCTGTTGCAATATTCTGTACTGAATCTCTAGCAATACATCCTACGTTATAGATAATCTCAACAAGAGTTAATGATCCTGTGTCTAACGGATTAGCATATATTGCTATATTCTTACGACCAAAGAATATGATAAATCCATTATGTGCTGCAGCAGCGACTACAGGATCTCCGTTAGGAAGAACTTCTTGTAGGTTAATATACCCAGCAGTTCCATTCTGAAAATCTGTACCAGCTAGTAAGTCACTGAAGTAAACAGTCTGAGTGTCTCCTGAGATACCGCCACACCATATTCTTCCATAAGCAGACAACACCCAGCTAGGCATAAATGTTGATGTGCTATGATTAGTAGGCAACGCAGCAGCATCTCCTACTCGTTGATAACCAAAGGTATTACTATTGTGATCATTAAAACCACCACCAGAGGTAGGTAGCTCATGATACACTAGCATAGGGTGTGAAGCCTGTGCTAAATACACATGAGGCTGGAAGTCGCTAACGTCTCCGTAAGACATGGCAGCACCTTGCCAATTATTACCTGTAATGGTGTAAGTAGCGTCGCCACTGTTAGTAGCATTACGAACTGTTTTAGTAGTCATCGTAGTAGTCCCTACGAATAGCCTATTATTACCAGCACTTAACACTTGATTACTACCGCCATCTACTACTTCAAATATAAACTCTACTGCATTACCTGCTCCTAAGTCAGTATTAACTGAGGAGTTAACAGGAGTCCATCCACGTCTTGCTCCGATACGACCATATTTATCGATCACACAGTTCTGAGCTTTTAATGCAAATCCAGAAGACAAAGTAATACTAGACTCTTGGAGGTTAAGTCCATAGAATCCCGGCGCTGCTATAGACGATGTCTTTAGTTGACTAGCCATTTAGATCCAATTCCATTGGGATTCTTCAATATAACGATTTGACTCTAATGATATTGCATCGGCAAGACTTTGGCGATACAGTACATACGTCTCACCAGACTGTACTCCGCCGTCTTCGCCACGCTCTGCTTGCGCCCTAGCTAATGCACCAAGGATAACAGGTTCTTCAGGTACTAGTAAAGTATCAGCGTTAGCAACTAATGGTACTTGTGGTTTAATAATGTTAAAACGAATATTATATGATCCATTAGGGATTGGGAATAAATCAACCTGTGTATCTCCGTTGCTGTTTGTACCGTTAAAGTTGTAATACTTTGGACTACCCTTTTGTGCAGTTGTCAATAAAAACTGCTGATCCATCCACACAGTAGAAGCGTTCTCAACAAAGAAGTTATCGGTATCGTTAAGAACATCAATAA